GTAAACTTGCTGCAAGAGCAGTTGACCTGTATAAGAAAGACCGAGGACTTGGATTAGATAAAAAAGCCACAGAAGATAAAAGAGTTACTCAAGGTGCTGATTTGTTAGTTAAAACTAACGAACAAATTCAACCACCAACGAATAATAAAGTTATCTTTAAAAGTTCTGACTTTGAAAAAATGTCAGACGCTGAGTTTGAAAGAAATGAGAAATCTATTCTGATGGCTCAGAGAGAAGGTAGAATTACTAGAGATTAGTAAAACTACTATTTTTATCAACCAAACAAAAAAGGAGTCATAAATTATGGCAAATTTTGCAGGTGGTTCAACTACTAACTTTGGTGGAGAAACACCAACAGGAACTCAGGAGAATGCCTTTTGGGTACCTCAAATATATTCCAAGAAAGTTCAAATAGCATTACGTAAAGCTGCTGTTGCAGAAGCAATCTGTAACACAGACTATATGGGTGAAATTAAAAACTTCGGGGATACAGTTAATATAGTTAAAGAACCACAAATAACTGTAAGTGATTACACTAGAGGTCTTGCGACAGCTAGTACAGCACTAACAGATGTAGAGCTTGTTCTTACAGTAGACCAAGCTAAATACTTTCAATTCGCACTAGATGATATTGAAAAGAGATTTTCACATATCAACATCCAATCGGTTGCATCAGATAATGCAGCATATAAACTAAGAGATGCTTTAGACAGTAATGTCTTTACATATCTAGGTCTTGACGCTTCATCTATCGGTGCTACTAGACAAGGAAGTACAGCAACGCCTGACCACATAGGCTTTACTAGTCCGCAAATTGACCCTTTAAATGAGATGAGTCAAGCCTCTTTTTTTCTTGACAGACAAAACGCACCTGAAGAAGGTCGTTGGTTTGTTGGAGCACCTGAGTGGTACGAATCTTTAGCTAACACAGCTTCTAAACTATTATCAGTTGATTACAACGCTGGTAAAGGTAGTCTTAGAAATGGATTAGTTGCAAGTGGTCTCGTTAGAGGTTTCCAAATGTACAAATCAAATAATCTAGCAACAAATGACTTAACAGCAGCTTCGCCTGCTGGGACAGCAACTGCTCCTGTGGCAACATGGGGTCAAATGAGTGCAGTTTCGTGTGCATCTCAATTGAAGATTGTTGAAAGTTTAAGAAGTACTACTACTTTCGCTGACATAGTAAGAGGATTACTTGTCTTCGGAAGAAAAGTTCTTAGAACTAATTGTATAGGAAGAACAATTTACGTTATAGCCTAATTTATTAGTCTATACGTTATTGTTAGTATTAAACCTAACATCTAGATAGGGGGTTGCAATATACCCCCTGTCTTTTAAATAAAGGATTATATATGGAACATATGAAACAAGCGTGGGCTTATATAGTAGCACATAAAAAAGTTTCTATTGCAGTAGCAGTAGTTATTGTGATACTTATTATAGCCACTTAATTTTAAAAAGGAATCCAATGAAACAAGCTTTAAAAAAGCTTAAGAAACATTTCGCAGAACTTCAAAAGTTAGAAGCTAAAGAAGAAATGGTTTTAGAAAAAATTGATGAAGCAATTGATGAGTTAGAAAATTGCGACCACTCTGAGTGTAGCCCTGTTCAAACTGGAGATTAAAAATGGCAAAGACATATTTAGCACTTACTAATGAATTATTAGTAGAACTTAATGAACCAGAACTTACAGCAGTTTCTAGTGGAGTAGGAATACAAAAACAAGTTTCTAACTGTATAAATAGAGCTTACTCTGATATAGTAGACTCTGTAGATAATTGGTCATGGTTAAGTACAGATGACCCTGATGACCCTTATTATGGTAATACTATTGTTCCAACAGTTATTGGACAAAGATGGTATAAAATGAAAGCCAGTTCTACAGGTGTAGATGGTGATTTTGATTCAGTAAATTGGGATATGTTTACTCTTGTAGATACTGCTTCACCTTACACAATTAATAAACTTCCTTTTACTACTTTAACAGTTTGGAGAGCTAGTTATGCAAAATCAGAAGAAGCTGATGCTAGAACTTCTCAATATGGAGTACCATTAAGAGTTATAAGAAGTTCTGATGGTAGAAGATTTGGCTTATCTCCTATACCTGATAAAGTTTATAATATACATTTCTTTGCATACGATAGACCAACTGCTTTATCTGCAGATACAGATACAGTTGCCTTTCCAGAACAATACAAAACAGTTTTACTAGCAAGAGCTAGATATTATATTTATCAATTTAAAGATAATATAGCTCAATCACAATTAGCATTAGATGAATACAAAAAAGGTTTACAATCTATGGCTGATAATTTAAATTCACCACAACCACAATATATGTCGGATGTAAGATTTACTTATTTGTTACCATAAGGATTAAAAATTTATGCCAACTCAAGGAGCTTCCATTACAGTTGCAGGAGGTTTAGATTTAGTTTCAAGTGCTCACGCATTATTTAGAACCCCTGGAGCAGCAACTATTTTACAAAACTTTGAATCAGCTACTACTGGTGGCTATCGAAGAATAAATGGATTTGCAAAATGGGGTGGAGCAAGTGCAACAGTTCCAACTGGTCTTGCAACAGATGCAATAACAGGAATAGTTCCATATGCTGATGGAGTTATTGCTTGTCAAGCTAATAATATTTATTGGAGTCTAGATGGTATAAGTTGGACTCAAATAAATAAAGATACTTATAAAGCTCTTACAGGTACAGTTGCAGTAACTGCAAGTTCAGCAGCAGTTGTTGGAACTGGAACATCATTTACAACTGAATTAGCTGTAGATGATAGAGTAAAAATTAATAGTATTACATATAGAGTTTTATCTATTACCGATAATACAAATTTAACATTAGATATTGAAGTTGTCTCTACTGCTAGTGGTCAAACTATTTATAGAAGTGGAATGACTTCTGCTGAAGTAGCAAGTGCTACAACAGTTGCAAGAACGAATCAAACTAATAATCAGTTTGCTAACTATGAATCAAAGGGTGCTTATGGAACTTTATATATTGTTGATAGTACCAATAAAGTAGCTGAATTTCAGATTACAACTTCAGGTGGAGTTAATACTTATTATTTTGAAGAACTACAAAGGTCAGCTCCAGTTAATCCTAAAAGATGTACTATCTTTTCAGAACGATTAGTTGTAGCTGGACAATCTGTATCAACAAGTACTGTTGCTTATAGTAGCCGCTTAAAACCTTATGATTTTGAAGCTACTGGTTCAGGAGCAATTGATGTTGGAGATATTATTGTAGGTATTAAAGTTTTTAGAAATACTCTTATTATATTTTGTAAAAACAGTATATTTGAGTTGACAAGTCTTGATTCTGACCCTATACTTAAATCTATAACTAAAAATATAGGTTGTATAGATGGAAATACAATTCAGGAAATTGGTGGAGATTTAATATTTTTAGCACCTGATGGATTAAGAACAGTTGCTGGAACAGCTAGAATTGCTGACGTTGAAATCGGTTCTGTTAGTAGAAAAATCTTACCTTTAATAAATGACCTTTTAGATAATATTGCTGATTATACTCTTTCAAGTATGGTTATTAGAGAAAGAAGTCAATACAGATTATTTTATTTTCAATCAGGTCAAGCAGATGCAAGTCAAAAAGGAATTATAGGAACATTTAAATTTGATGAACAGGGAATCCCTGCTTTTGAATGGAGTAATACAAAAGGTTTAGTCGTTAAGACTTGTACTTCAGATTTAAATACTTCTAATGAAGAAGTTAAATTTAGTGCAGATGAAAGTGGATATGTTTATTTGCATGATAGTGGAAATAATTTTAATGGTGAAAATATTAGTGGAGTATTTCAAACACCAGATATGGATTATGGTGATAATGGTTTAAGAAAAAGTCTCTATGCTGTTAAAGCAAATATTAAACCAGAAGGAGTACAAGACGATTTAAAATTAAGAATTAGATATGATTTTGAATCTTCAGATGTTCCCCAACCTGGTGTATTTAGTGTTGGTACTTTAGCTGCTACATCTTTATATGGAGCTGCTGCATATGGAACAGGAACTTATGGTGCAGTAACTTTACCAAGTAAAAGAATGTTAGTAATAGGAAGTGGTTTTTCAAATAGTTTTAGATTTTATAGTAATGATACGAATGCTGCATATGCAGTTAATGGATTATTTGTATCATTTATAGCAGGAGGAAGAAGATAATATGGCAGGTTATGTACGACAAAGTTCAGCCGAAATAGCTGATGCTCTTACAATTGAAGCTGTTGATTTAAATAATGAATTTAATGATTTAGTAGCAGCTTTTAGTAATACTTCAGGACATAAACATGATGGCACAGCAGCCGAAGGTCCTGTTATTTCTGTCCTTGGAGATTCAGGTGTCGCTACACCATTAAATAAAATTTTAGTTGATACTGCAAATAAACATATAGAATTTTATACAGATGTAAGTTCTGCAGCAGTACAACAAGTAAGAATTCAAGATGGAGCAATCGTTCCAATTTTAACTAATGATATAGATTTAGGTACAACTGCTTTAGAATTTAAAGATGGATTTTTTGATGGTACTGTAAATTTAGATACTTTAGTTATCGGTACTTCAACTGGTGTTACATCTGTTGATACAGATTTAACTTCTGCTTCAGCAAGTGATGATACTTTAGCTTCTGCTAAAGCAATTAAAACTTATGTAGATTCAGTCCCTGTCGGAGACCTTACTGCTATTGTAGCAGGAAGTGGTTTAACTGGTACATCTTTATCAGGACCCATACCAACTCTAAATGTAATTGGCGGAACTGGTATAACTGCTAACGCAGACGATATAGCAATTGATGCAACAGTTACTACATTAATAGGTTCTCAAACTCTTACAAATAAAACTCTTACAACTCCAATTATTTCTAGTATTTCAAATACTGGAACAATAACTTTACCTACTTCAACAGATACATTAGTTGGTAAAGCTACTACAGATACTCTTACAAATAAAACATTAACAAGTCCAGTTCTTAATACAACAATTAGTGGAACAGCTTTTAAAGATGAAGATACTATGTCATCTGATTCAGCAACTGCTGTAGCTTCACAACAATCTATTAAAGCTTATATTGATGCTAAACCTATTGGAGATATTACTTCAGTTGTTGCAGGAACAGGTTTAACAGGTGGAGGAACAACAGGTGATGTTACTTTAAATGTTATTGGCGGAACAGGTATTACTGCAAATGCAGATGATATTGCAATTGATAGTAGTGTTGTTACATTAACTGGAACTCAAGCTTTATCAGCTAAAACATTAACTAGCCCAGTTTTAAATGGAACACTTAGTGGTACAGCATTTTTAGATGACGATACTTTAGCAGATGATTCTGCTATAGCAGTTGCATCTCAACAATCTATTAAAGCTTATGTAGATTCTCAAGCCCATTCTGTTACTCCAAGTAGTACAACTACATTTACAAATAAATCAATTGATTCTGATGATAATACTATTACAAATATAGTTAATGCAGATATTAAAGCTGCGGCAGGTATTGCTGCAACAAAGATTGCAGATGGTTCAGTAAGTGATGCAGAGTTTCAAAGACTAGATGGACTAACTTCAGATATTCAAACACAATTAGATTTAAAAGCAGCTTTAGCTTCTCCAGCTTTAACTGGAGACCCTACAGCTCCTACACAATCAGCAAGTGATAACTCAACTAAACTTGCAACAACAGCTTATGATGATGGTCAAGTTGCTACAGAAAATGAATTATCAGAATTAAATGATGTAACTATTGCAGGTATTGCAGATGCTAATTATTTAATTTATGATAATGCTGCGTCTGTTTGGAAAAATAAAGCGATAAGTGGTGCTTTTACTTCTGATAATTTAGGAGTAACAACTTTATCTTCTTTAATAGATGCTACAAAAATAGCAGATGGAACTGTAACAAATGCAGAATTTCAATATATTAATACATTGAGTTCAAATGCTCAGACACAAATTAATACAAAGGCCGGTTTATCTTCAGCACAAGAATGGACAGCACAACAGAATTTCAATGACACTGACCTGGCCTTTGATGCAACACAAGATTGGGCATTAACAGCTAATCAAGTA